AACCGAGTAAAAATATATTTTAATGGTGTACAAACAACAGCCATTGACTTTGATGGTGGTAGCTATCCAGACCTACAAGACCAAGCTAGTGGTTGGTTTACTACAAATTATTTAACTGTAGGCACAGCACCTTTTGGTGGTAGTTATAATGCAGGTGATGGTGATTACGACATGAGAGGTTATCTAGCAGAGTTTTGTGCAGTAGACGGACAACAGCTAGCTCCTACAGATTTTGGCGAAACTAACGATGACGGTATTTGGGTTCCCATAGATGTAAGTGGAATTAATTTTGGTAGCGAAGGATATTATTTAGACTTTGCAGATGCTTCAGACTTAGGTGATGATGAGAGTGGTAACGGTAATGATTTTACTGAAAATAATTTAGCATCAGCCGACCAAGCAACTGACACACCTACTAATAATTTTTGTACTATAAATACAATTGAATATACAGGTGGCTACAACATTACAAATGGTGGAACTCAAGCTGAAAGAAATGCAAATACTGCTTGGTATTCCACAACAAGTTCAATGGGGGTATCTAAAGGAAAATGGTATTGGGAAGCACAGTTTGCAAGTGGAGCTACTTCGTTTATGGCTGGAGTAAGTATAGATTCGTATATTTCAACTCAAGCAAATCCTTTTGATGGGCAGTATTTAGGAAGTGGGTCAGGAGATGGTGGTTTTGGATATAATAATAGTGGAACAGTTTTTTATAACAATACATCGACCTCTGGTTATGGCTCTGCACCAAGTACAAACATAATAGGTTTAGCGATAGATATGGATAATGAAAAAGCATACGTTTCTATAAATGGTACATGGCAAAACTCAGGCGACCCTACAAGTGGTGCTACAGGTACAGGAGCTATAGATTTGTTTTTAGACTCAAATGGAGATACAGCATTTTTTAGTTTGTGTGCATACAATCCAAACTATACACATAAAATAAATTTTGGCGGTTACACAACTATGTCAATCTCAAGTGCGGCAAGTGATGCCAATGGCTACGGAACTTTTGAATATGCACCCCCATCAGGCTACTACGCCTTATGCACTAAAAATTTAGCGGAGTACGGATAAATGGCTTATACAACGATAGACGACCCATCTGCATATTTTCAGACTGCTCTTTGGACTGGTGATGGTAATGATAATAAACAAATTACCAACGATGGTAATTCTGATTTAAAACCAGATTTAGTTTGGTTAAAGGATAGAACACAAGCAGAAAGCCATGCTTGGTTTGATAGTTCAAGAGGTGCATCTGTAAGATTACAATCTAATAACACCAATGCTGAATCTACCGAAAGTGCAACACAAAAATCTTTTACAACTGATGGCTTTACTGTTGGAACAAGTGGCTCTGTTAATAATGGTACAAACCCTGACCAATATGTAGCATGGCAATGGAAAGCCAATGGTGGCACGACCTCAAGCAATAGTGATGGCTCTGTAACTTCTACAGTACAAGCCAATACTGATGCAGGTTTTAGCATTGTTACTTTTACTTCAGCAGCCAGTTCAGGCACAGGAATTTTTTCAGTAGGACATGGATTAGGACAAATACCTGCAATGGTTATTACAAAAAGCAGAGACAGCACAAGTAACTGGTGGTCTTGGCATAAAGGTTTAACTGGTGGCAACAGCAATACCAGTTATATTGTTGCTTTAGAAAGAATTACTGCCGAAGCAAGTTACTCAAATGCTTGGGGTGCAGGTATGACATCTTCAGTCTTTGGTATGCAATCAGGAAATACAGCAGTTGCTAGTTCAAGTTATGTAGCTTACTGCTTCGCAGAAAAACAAGGCTTTAGCAAGTTCGGTACTTATGTCGGTAATGGAAATGCAGATGGTGCTTTTGTTTATACAGGCTTTAAACCTGCTTTGGTTATAGTCAAAGCAAGAAACTCAAATAAAAACTGGGATATGTCCACAGGTGCAGTTTCGCCTAATAATCAAATAGACGAAAGATTAAGAGCAAATTTAGCTGATGCCGAAGAATCAAGTGGTTACATAGATTTTCTTTCAAATGGATTTAAAATGAGAAATACCAATGGAACGCAAAACTCAAGTGGCTTAACATACATCTACATGGCATTTGCAGAAAATCCATTCACAACATCAACAGGTATTCCAACAACAGCAAGATAGAGGTAAGATAATATTATGTGGGCATTCGTAGACAGTGAAAAAGTAGAAAAGGTTTATACAAGACCTACTGCAATTACGGTAGGGGATAATCAATACCCTGCAAATGTAATGACCTTATGGTCAGATGCACAGCTTAAAGGTATAGGCGTGTACAGGGTGGTCGTAGATAATTCTAAATATAAAGACCCTAAATACTACATTAACACCAACCAAGAGTTTACCTTTGCATCAAACAAAGTTAAAGCCACCTACGGTACGGCTACGGCAAGAGACTTAGATGTCCTTAAGACAGAACATAAGCAAGTCATAACAAATCAAGCGTACGGATTGCTACAACCTAACGACTGGTTAGTTGTAAGAAAACAGGAAGCAGGCACAGCTATTCCTAGCGATTGGACAACATTTAGAACTGGCGTAAGAACTACTGCAGACAGCATGAAAACAAAGATAGATGCCGTATCGGATGTAGATGCTCTAGCAACACTCTATGTCTATAATGATGCAGACCCACCAGTAAGACCTTTGGGTGAGTTCCCAACTCCACCTGAATGATGCTAAGATATTAATTTTTACAGGAGTATTTTTATGAAGAATATATTTTTAATTGCGATTGGTATTTTCGCAACATCATGCGCAACAGTTAATTCAGCTATTGAAGGCGGTAAAAATATCGCTATGACGACAGTTGACACTACAGTAAAAACTGCAGGATCAATTTCAGGAGCAGCATTAAAAGATGTTAGCGGAGTTGTCAACACTGTGGCAGAAACCTACGAAGGAGTTATAGATACTGTAGTTGAAAATATTGACAAACAGACTGATGAAATGCAGGAAGAAGTTGTCCAAGATCAAAAATAATTTTTTAAAATAAAAATTTTACAGGAGTAAGATATGGCAGAAGCTAAAGAAAACGGAAACACTTTAACCATTGACGGAGTTGCACATGATGCAGACTCTTTCTCAGACGAGGGCAAGCAACAGTTCGTTGAGTTGTCCATTGTTGAGGAGAAGTTAAAGCTATCCAACCAAAGGTATAACGAAGTCATTGTTGACTTAAAATCACAACAAGCAGCAAAGGCTCAATATATCCAAAACATCATGGAGTTAGAGGGTATAGATGCGAACAAAGAAGATAGCGCCGAAGAAGAAACCAGTAGCGAAAAGGGCGATAAAAAAGCCAACTAATGTAAGTGCATTAGAGTTGCATGAACAGATATGTGCAATTCGTTACGAGAACCTAGATAAAAGATTGGAGTCAGGTTCAGCTAGGTTTATTCGCATGGAAGCTATGATTTGGGGTTTGTATGCTGTTATCGTAGGCTCTTACTTATTAGACAAGGTGGCATAATGGCAGGATTAGTAACAACAACAGCACCCACACAAGAACCAGTAACGCTACAGGAAGTTAAAGAGTATCTTAGGGTTGATGATGCCACAGACGAAAGAGTGGTTAGACCTTTTATAGAGAGTGCTAGACGATTCTGCGAAGAACACACTGGTAGAGCCTTAATGACTCAAACGCTTACTTTGTTCTTAGATGCCTTTGAAGATATAGACGACCCTTTGTGGGAAGGTATGCGTACTGGTCCTTACCTTAACTACTATAAAAACTATGTGGTATTACCTAGAGCACCAGTAACCTCTGTAACGCATATAAAGACATATGATGATGCGGATGTGGCTACAACCCTTGCAGCTTCTAAATATTACTTAGACAGTGCTAGAGAGCCTGCTAGGGTGGTTATGAGAAACGGTGAGACATTTCCTACCGCACTACGAGTAGCAAACGCCATTGAAATACAATATGTAACTGGTTACACATCGCAATACAACATTCCTGAACCCATAAAGCTAGGTATCATGCAACACATAGCTTACCTTTATGAACACAGAGGTGATATGTATGATGCGAAGCTACCCTATCCCCCAATGTTGAGATCGCTGTACGCACCTTATGTAATTCATAGAGGTTTGGGTTCGTCCTCTCTCATGGCTCTCGGTTAAAATGGCTAACAGTATCGGCAAGATGCGTTACAGGGTAAAGGTTGAGAGAGCAACCAATACCAGAGATGCAGGCGGTGGTTTATCACAATCGTTTGGCTCTGTGGCAACTATCTATGCAAATATCAAACCAAAGAACGCTAACAGCGTATACAGACAGGGTATGTTGCAGGAAAAGGTTACGCATGAGATCACCATACGCTATATGAAGAACATAGACACCAACAGCAAGATAACCTTTGGAACTAGGTCTTTTGCAATCAACGGCATTATCAATGTGGACGAGAGAGATAGATTCCTCACATTGCTCTGCGAAGAAGGTATTGCGATATGAGTGATGGCATTGATCTAAAGATTTCTAACCTTAAAGCATTTAACAAAAAGCTACAGGCAACCCTAGATGACAACAAGGTTAAGGAGTATGTAACTCGTGGCACTATGATGGTGCAAAATACTGCAAAGAAAAGCATTATGGCAGGTGGTACTGGTGCAACAGTTCAAAAATACGAGCCTAGAAGAACCCATACACAATCAGCACCTAATCAACCCCCTGCAAGTGATACAGGATTTTTGGTAAGTCAAATAACAATGGATGTAGATGTAAAGCCTAACGGCACGGTTGTAGGTCAGATTATATCTGCAGCGCCTTATTCTAAGCACTTAGAGTTTGGCACAGTCAATATGACAGAAAGACCATTCATGCAACCTGCACTTATGAAAAACAAGAGAAAGATACAAGCTATGTTTAAAAAAGGTATTCTAAAATGAGTGTTGGTCAATTTGCACTACAGTCTAGTATTTATACAGCACTTAATGTATCTGCAATCACAACTACGCTTGCCTGTGGTGTTTATGACGAGGTTGTTGAGGGTAACAGCTACCCTTTTATTAGTTTAGGTGAAGAAACTGCGATAGATTACAGTACAAACAACCTTGTAGGCGCTGAAACAACAATCAATATACACATTTGGTCAAGATACAAAGGCTCTAAGCAAACCAAAGAAATTATGGACAAGGTGCATGATTTATTGCATGATGTAAGTCTAACTGTTAGCGGTGTCAACCTTATTAACCTAAGATTTGAATACAGCGACATTATGAGAGACCCTGATGGGATAACTCGGCACGGTGTCATGAGATTTCGTGCAATTACACTAGGTACTTGATTAACTACCAAATACCGAAGTAATACGGTGGCAGATGCCTTATTTTTTAATTAGAGGAATAAATACCCTCTGTATTTAGGAGTATATTATGGCAGCACAAAAAGGTAGTGCAATGCTAATGAAAGTAGGTAACGCAGGTTCACCTGAGACTTTCACAACAATAGCAGGGCTTAGATCAACAAGTCTAACAGTAAACAACGAATCAGTAGATGTAACTAATAAGGATTCTTCAGGTAAGAGAACTTTATTAGCTGCAGCAGGGGTTCAATCAATCAGTGTTTCAGGAAGTGGCGTATTCACAGACGGTGCATCAGAAACAACTATCAAAACCAACGCTTTAGCAGATACGCAAAACAACTATCAGTTTTTAGTTCCTGACTTTGGTACTTTTACAGGCGCTTTCCAAGTAACCAGTTTAGAGTATGCAGGTGAGTTCAACGGAGAGGTTACTTACAGTATGTCCTTTGAATCAGCAGGAACAATTACATTCGCAGCAGTATAAGACTATGGCTTGGGAACAAGTAAAAGTTAAAGGCGAAAAAAATACTGTTACAGGTATGATGCAAGGCGATCAATTAGATATGCCCAATGTATTAATCGGTAAGAGTATTAAGGTTAATGGTAAGGACATCTCAATCAAATCCTATGTGGTTGACGAAAGAGATGATATGTTAAAAATCACGCTTGCAATGGCAAGCCCAACAAAGGAGAAGTCAGATGACAAACCCACTCAAGGGTCAGATTGAAGTAACATTAGGTTCTGAAACCTATAAGTGCAGGCTAACCATAGACAGCTTGGTAAAGATTGAGGATGAACTAGACACAGGGATTCTTGAACTTGCACAGAACATTGCACAAGCCAAAGTTCGCATAAGAACATTATTAGTCGTATTGCGCTACGCCCTTAGAGGTGGCGGTAATGACTTTGATGAAAAGAAAGTAGGGCAAATAATATCTGATGTAGGTATTGTTACGGCTTCTACAGAGGTAGCCAAACTCTTGGTATCTACCTTAAACGACAATGACTCAGACGAGGAAGATAAAAAAAAAGCAATAGAGTAGATGAACACACGCCACCTATCAATTGGGGAGACTACTACATGATATGTGTTGGCATGATGAACATGAGACCTATGGACTTTTGGGATTTATCACCTAGAGAAATGTACCTAGCCATAAGTGGATTTAAAAAGTTTCATGCAGCAGAGCAAGAAAAACCTATGGATAGAGCAGAACTAGATGACCTTATGGAGTTATACCCTGACTAATGAATGAGATAGACAAGCTAATAGTCAAGATAGAAGCTGATACAAAGCAACTAAAATCTGAACTAGATAAAATACAAGGCAAAATAAGAGTTACAGGTGCAGCAGGCGGTGCTGCATTTGCAGGACTTGGCGTAGCTCTTAAAAACTTAAAAGGTCCAGCTTTAGTTGCAGGTGCAGGCATAGCAGCTATTGGCGCATCTTTAATACCAATTGCTAGGGTTGGTTCAGAATTTGAAGATTTAAAAGATTCATTAGATGTAGTATTTGGTAGCATGGAAGCAGGTAGCGCTGCAATGGATAAAGTTTTTCAGTTTGCACAAACCACACCATTCCAAATAGAAGATGCTACTAAAGCATTTATATCTTTAAAATCAGCAGGCATAGAGCCAAGCATGGATATGCTACAAACTTTTGCAGATACAGCTTCTACATCAATAGATCAGTTAGGGGCTTTTGAAGCCCTTATAAGAATAGTGCAACGATCTGCTGCAGGTGGCATGGGTCTTGAAGAAATAAATCAATTAGATGATAGGGGCATACCTGCTACAAAAATTCTTACAGAAGCATTAGGCAAAAGCAGAGAGGAATTATCAGAATTTGGTAAAACTGCGGAAGGTGCTGCAGCAATGGTTAAAATTTTAACAGATGGTTTGCAAACAAGATTTGGTGGCGCAATGGAAAGTAAAATGGATAATCTTTCCACTAAAACATCAAACATGGTTATTGCCTTTAAACAATTGGCTGATGAGGTTTTTAAAAGTGGGTTAGGAGAATTCCTTAAAAATATGGCAGACAACCTTACATCTGCAGCTAATGCTATAGGAAGAATGGTAAGAAGTGTTGGTGGCAGACAAACAGTTGTAGATATAACAGGTGAAACAGACCCAGAAAAACAAAAAACAAAATTGCAAGAGATGATTGCTGAGCAAAGAGCAATATTTAAAGAAGCAAGCGCAAGTGTTGCAGAAGGTTTTGGCGGTCAAGTTATAGCAGATCAAAGAAAATCTTTTAACTTAATGAATCAATATTTAGGTCTTTTTACAGAACTAAATACAAAAGCAGAGGATTTAGGTAAGAAAAAAATACCGCCATTAGATCAAGCTGCAATTGAGTTTATGTCTGAGTTTAATAAGTTGTTAGATGATAGTATTCCTGAAATAGATAAAATTAATGAAAAACTTGTAGAGGTAGAGGGTCTTAGGGGGAAAATAGGTGAAGATGGAACTTTGTTAGCTACAGATGAAGAAATAGAAAGGGTTAAGACACACCTTAAAACATTAAGAGATGAATTAGATGAAACAGCATCATTTAGTGAAGAAATGCAACAAACAATAATCAACGCATCAAATGCTTTCACAACTGATTTTGTAAACTCATTAATGGATGGCGAAAACGCATTACAAAGTTTTAAAGACTTTTCTAAAAATATAGTTAGTCAAATTATCGCAATATATTTACAGATGGCTGTAGTAAACAAAATACTTAATACTGTATTTAGTCTTACTGGTGCTAATGCCTTACCGACAATAGGCGGTTTAGCAGGTGGCGGTAATGTATCAGCAAATACACCAGTTATGGTGGGTGAGCGTGGTCCTGAATTATTTGTACCTCATAGCAGTGGCAAGGTAATGAACAATATGAATACAAAAAATGCTATGGGTGGCACGCCTATAATAGTCAATCAGTCTGTAAATTTTGCTACAGGTGTTGTTCCTACAGTAAGAGCAGAGGTAACAAAAATGATGCCACAGATAGCAGATGTAACTAAGGGTGCTGTAGCTGAAGCTGCAATGCGTGGTGGTAATTTTAGGAGAGCATTACAAGGTGGCTAAATTAATATCAATGCCTGCAAGTCCTAACTTCGTAAGAAGCAACTGGTCGCTTGTAAGAACGGTAGGTACTACAGTAAGTCCTTTTACTGGCAAAACAAAAACACAAGAGTTTGATGGTGTGTACTGGACAGCAGAGGTTTCTTTACCTCCAATGCGTAGATCGCAAGCAGTTGAATGGCAGTCTTTTCTTTTAGAATTAAACGGCACAGTCAATCACTTTAAATTTGCTGACCCTGATGCTCTTACAAACACAGGAACATACAGCACAGGACACCTCACATCTGAACTAAGAACAAATAGCAGTTCAGTAACGCTTTCTTTTAGTGG